TACTTGTGCAGTTTTATTCAAACCTTCTACATTCTCTGGAACAAAATCATGGAAGCTAACACATACCATTGCTTCAGGATTACTTTCTTCATCAGTTAATGCCGCAACCATTCTACCATCACTAACACGAAAATCTTTTGATATCTCTGGACGAACAGGATCATCTTTGATAAACTCCAATAGTGTGTGTGAAAGGTCTTTGATGAATTGTAGCATAACGTTATTTATACATATATTATAAAATGTAGAAAAAGCCGGTGATGGGTCCGGCGACACCTTATTTTGTGTCCAGTTTACTTAATCTGTGTCCAAACACGTTCACGTATTTGTTTTGTTAGTGCGTCTGGTAATGGTACATAGTCTAAATCTATCGCATCCTTCTTACCATTCTTGAATGCCCAATCAAAGAACTTTAGCACTTCGTCGCTGGTGGCCTTGTTCTTTGGCTCTTTGTACATGATGATAAAACTGGCTGAACTTATTGGCCACGCATTGGGATTCTTTTGATCCACAATGCTCAGACCCATGCCTGGAACTGAAAACCAATCAGCGCCGTCTGCGGCAGCCGCGAATGTTACATCATCTGGACTAACGTATCGGCCACTCTTGTTTTGTACTTGTAAGAATGTCATTTTGTTTTGCTTGACATACGCATACTCTACATAACCTATGGCACCTTTGATTCTAGTCACGTTAGCCGCAACACCTTCATTGCCTTTGCCACCCAATGCGGTAGCCGGTGGCCATTTAACTGCGGCACCACGACCTACTTTGGCCAACCACTCAGGACTGACTGTGGCAAGATAATCGGTCCAGTTAAATGTTGTACCCGAACCGTCTGCACGATGCACAATGGTGATAGGCAGATCTGGTAGTTGTTTACCTGGATTTAATACTGACAGTCGAGGGTCATTCCACTTGGTAATATTGCCCAAGAACATATCAGCTAATACTGAACCAGTGATACGTAGTTCACCAGGTTTAAATCCATCTAAGTTAATCACAGGAACTGTTCCGCCGATGATAGCAGGAAATTGTACTTGTCCGTTTTTATCTAAATTTTCTCCGCTAACAGGAGCATCAGTTCCACCAAAATCTACTGTCTTAGCATTGATTTGTCTAATGCCACCTGAACTACCGATACTCTGATAATTTAAACTAACTCCGGTAGCTTTCTTGTATCCCTCAGCCCACTTATAATAGATTGGATATGGAAACGTTGCGCCTGCACCTGTGATGTCTACACTAAATGCAGATGTTGATATTAACAATGCACCTAATAATGCTGTCAGTTTTTTCATGTAATGGTCTCCTTGTGTGTTGGTATTACACAATTATTTAATCAGAAAATTGTGACAATGATGTGACAATAGTGTGACTATTTAACCAAAAAAATAGAGACCGAAGTCTCTATTTTACATTGTAGGGCCATTCCCACTTTTGAATCCAACTGAACCACCTTCTGCCTCGATGCGTTTGATAACGTCCTCGAATAAGATAGGAGTAAAGTCTGTTTGCTCAACACAAACACAATGATAACGAACATCGTTTTCATCACTGTATAATGTTTTGCCTGTCGTAGCATCAATGCCCCTAGCTTTTTTCACTCTGTTAGAATGTAAATGACCATGAATGTTGACACCAAAGCGACCTAAGCTAGCTTCGTGTAATGGGATATGACTTAAAATCATTCCGTTCATTACATGATAAGCACGTAACTCACGAAAGTACCTGCGATACTCATCGTCACGGAAGATATCATGATTGCCACGAATCAATACTTTGTCACCGTTTAACCGATGCAATGTACTTAACGATTTGCGGTTAATAACAACATCACCTAAGTGATAAACTTTATCGTTAGGGCGCACAGTCTCATTCCAACGCTTAATCATTTCCTCATCCATTTCATCCGGATCAGTCCATGGTCGTATCTTTGTGACCCCGTCTGCTTCTGTGAATTTGCACACTCCAGCGTGACCAAAATGGGTGTCACTTGTTAAAAATACTGATGGCATATTATTCCTTTTCTCTTTTAGAGATATCTTTCTTTTGTGCTTGGCGTTCTGTTTTCCAAAACACACGTTTCCAATCTTTCAAGTGCTTCCACCACTGCGGTGCGCCTGTTAGATTGCCTTGTTGTTTATTAGCCATCACACACGTTCCTTCTTTACTCGGCCTATTCGGCTCGCTTTGTTCCAGTCATACGCAACGCCATCAGGACACTTGCCGTCTACAACACTATCAACACCAAACATACCGCACACTTCAAAGTCTGTGCCTTTGATGGATACAAATTCATTCATCTTCTTTGCTAAAAACATAGCGTCATCTAATGAATATACTTCATATTCTACACTCTTACCTACTACTTTAAACATATTAATCCTTTAAGCAACCATCCAGTGATCGCCTTCTTTCAATTCTATTGATTCATTACCATCATACTCATTTACTTTAAACAATGCACCTTCTGGTATCCACTCTACTGTCAAATCTCTCATACCACCCTTGTAGATTTCAGGATACTTCAATTCTACATAAGTAGCCAGTTCATCCCACTTTTCTTTTTCAACAAACTTTACGATTGCCGGATCAAACAGAATTTCGGGATGTTCATAGTTCCATGTGTACCACCCTGCACCAAAACCGGGTGAGTACAATACTGCAATTTTTCCATCTTCACTCAACTTGTTCATTATATTCTCTTAAAGGTTCGCCAATCATCAATGTTTGGCTTTTCATTTTCATCATATGTCCAACCTAATGCCTTCATCATACGATGTTTGACCAATAGATTGGGGCTACGGAATCTTTCAGTATCTTCAAAACCCATCATAACGCCTACTTCACAAACTGCACCACTTCTGCAAATGCCAGCATAGCAATGAACAACTACATTCATGCGATTAGCCAATGCGTGTTGTAATAGTCGAACCAGTTCTGCGGCTTGCTCATGGCTACATTTCATTTCTTCTTCAAGCACTTCGTCTTTTTCTTCAACGTCAAGGAACTCAAAATTGTGCCGCTCTTTGAATTCATGTTTAGCTTCAGGGCGCCAGCTTGCTGGATCCACGATACTAATCAACATACTATTTGGGCCGGCATTGTGATGGAACCCAATTGGGATATCACTTGCGGCTACATTTTCAATCCACGGCATAACTTCTCCTTTATCTTGTAATTATACACGATTCGGGAATATTTGTCAACTACAATTTAGCCAATATACTATTAGTAGTATAGTCTTCCTCACGAATCGCATGATGTTTTAAAAGTGCTAACTTTTGTTCTACTGGTAAAAATCCCCATTCTCTTTCTACTTTTGCGTGATCTCCGTCAAAATAGTTCTCGGGTTTAGGTATGCTTGCAAATGCTGTAGGTCTAACAATAGAATCTTTGACCCAATCAATTAAAGCTGTATGTATTCCAAATTCTGTAGCAAGTTTTAATATTTGTGATTGACAACCTATTGTGTCACGGTACGCATGTCGTGTACTCATTATATTATGAATTTCACTGGTAGACATCATAAAATGATCTTCAATACCTATATGCTTATTACCATCCGGACCATGTTGTGGTTCATATCTAGTAACATACAATGTATTGGTTTCAGGTAATGATACAATTTTATTTTCTACACGTTTGTATATAATATCGGGACGTGTATCAAATACTGCATCATACACTATTTCTCGCTCACGTTGTTTTTTATAGGGAATTATTGAATGATTCAGATGACTGGGACCATGCCAAGAAGTGTAATATAATTGGTCAGGGTAGATTGGTAAGAACTTAATTAATTTTTGATTATTATCTTGAAAACTATCTGTAATTCTTTTTGAAAACATATTTTCAAGTTGCCAAGTAACAAAATAATACTCAACATTCTCTGCTATTGATTCGTAAAATTTGAACGCCTCTTTGTGATTATAATCCCATGTTCTGTAATGACCTCTTAAGATAACAGCAATATTTTTCATAGTAAATTATTTTCAACACAATACTTGTACATATATTCAGCCCACAGTTTATGACCATAACTGTTGGGATGGAACACTTCAAATACTTTTGTATGATCGTTATTTACTTGTGAAAGAAGATAGTGATGCATCGTACCTTGTTCTGTATTATCTTTGTTGATAAATTTAATTTTATCGATACTTTCCCATATTTTTTTGATTCCTAATTCAGTATTATAAATGTTTTCTGTATATTTGTTATCATCCCATTGGTAAATCATTTGTTGATAATGATGATAAAATGCCTGATGCATTACGTATTTTATATTAAGTTGTTTTAACATCATTTCAGTATACCAAACAGTCGTAACCCATCTGAGTAAAAATTCTTCTTTGCAATAAAAATTTTCAAAATATAAACGCATCAGTTGATTTACTTTGTCATTTTTATAATCATAAGATAAAACCCATGGCCCAAATTCTTGCCATCGAATAGATTCGGGATTGTCTTTACAATAAAACTCAGTTCTTTCTGGACTTGTCCAACCTATAGTAATGAATAGATCACTAGTATCTCTTCCTGAAGTATATCCCTCAACACTTAACCAGTCAAGTAATGTGCGTGATATAGCGTCATTACTGTATGCACATTTACTTAAATCAATAATTTCTGTTGCATTTATTGCATCAGCAAATATATTTAAATAACGATGTTTTAATCTAAATGCTTCATTTATTGGCTTAAGGTGTAGGTGATGGGCATCAATATTTAATTTCATAATTGGAATTGGTTCCTCTATTGGATCAACTAACTCTGACCCCCAACACCAACTGTCACCGCATCCAATTAATCGCATCTTATTTCCTTTATTTTATTTATGTAATCACTGCATATTGCGTAGCATACAGCATTGCGTGTTACTTCAAGCGTAGGGTCCTCATGCTCGGGCATTACCATCACACTATCAATACTCAAATGATTACCAGGGTTAGTCCAAATGTACTCGTTACTTGTTAGTGTAAACTTATCTGATTCATGCCAGAAGTAATTATGTTTGATAGGTGA